TTACAATATTTCCAATTTTTATAGAAGATAATTCTTTTAAAATTTCTTGTGACTTATCCTTTAATTGATTACAATAATCAGAATGTTCTTCATTAATTTGGTTTATACTTTTTGTAAAAGAATCATATTCATCTATTAAAAGTACGATGTTTGACATTTGTCTATTATTAGCTCTACCTTTCATCTTAATAAAGAAATTCTCTGTAGGAGTAGTAACCTTAGTGCTTGATCCCTGAATTTTATCAAGCCATTCTTGTAACCAGTTCATTGGACACACAAGATCTTTATTGATTCGTCCTTTTAATTTGTTCTTGGATTCCTCAATATCTTCTTGTGGAAGTTCTTTACCATCCTTAGTTACAGCAATTTCTCTTGTGTATTTCATAAATTCAGGAAAGTCACACTTTTTCATTCTTTTATTCCCATTTTTGTCAACTACTTCTTTTTTCATTGACATACATGGAAGTTTACTTATCCTATCAATCTCTTTAACACCATCAATTTCATAAAGCCTCTTGCAGGAATCGATTATTACTTGCATCTGTTATGTCCCTGGCTTTTTATCCAGGGCGGCTCCGAATTTCTCCGGAGTGTCGGATCATATCTTTGCCCACATCTTACATGTTTGGGCACTCAGCGCTCGTGTCTGTATTATTAGTTGCCATACTTCAACAGTTGATCTCTGAGCCTTCCGGTTACTTTAACTGGCTTTCACCGACTTGGTTGCTGATTAGCTTTTATATCAATTATTTAAGATTTTTCTTTCTATTTTTCTTATTGGGGTAAATATTGCATCTTCTACGGTCCATCCACCGCCATTAATGCGATCTGTAATTGTATGATGTGTAATTTCAGGATAAGGACTTAACTTTGCTAATTCCTTAGAAGAATATTGTTTTCCATTATACTCATATTTCTTATTGTATTGTTTCTTAGGTTTGGTTATAGCATCTTCAACTGACCAGCCACTTTGATTTATTCTACTAGTTATGTCTCCAACTGTTAAACCTTCTACCGTACTTAATTGAAGTAATTCAAATGTACGATAAATTTTGCCTTTATATTCATACAAACATTCTGCCTTTTTATTTCTACATCCAGGAGGTTGTAATTTTTTACCCTTTGGTTGAGTTAATGCACGGTCAATATCCCAACCCATACATTCAACACGATTGAATATATCAGAAGAGGTTAGTCCTTTTATCTTGCTAAATTTTACTAATTCTTTTGCACTATATAATTTCCCATTATATTCAAATTTTATATTCTTTCGTGTTTTAGGCTTTGATAAAATATCTTCAATATCCCAACCATGTCCAAGTCTTGTTGTAACATCATGTGCAGTTAAATTTTCAACTGTACTAAATTGTAATATTTCTTCAGCAGAATATGTATTTCCTTTATAATCAATCTCTACCCAAGAATCTCCTCCAAGACCTCCGCCTTTTCCAATATTATAGCCATTATTTATACTATCATATTTATTAATATAATACTTTTCCAACTCTTGCGCTTCATTAAATGTCAAATTTTCTTGTAAAATAATATGTTCTATATTTTCCCAACCAAACTTTTTAATTGCAGAATAAACTGGTTGTTTTTTATAACCAGAACCATTTGACCAACGATCTTCTGGTTTTTGTCTAGTTAAACCTATATAAGATTTTTTATCAGGAAAATAATGCATATATACATAATAATTTCGTTTACTTTCAGCCATATTATCACCTTTTGTTTTTTTATTTCTTAAATAATTGATATAATTAGCTTTCCAGCAGTTCACTGAGTATTTTTTGAACGGAGTTTTCTCCGAACCGGCCCATTTAATAACAAGCCAATACTGAAAGAATTACGAAATTATCTGACAGTTCATCAAGTCTTTTTGGATCTGGATTATCACTCTGTAACTCACTCCAGTAATAAGTCATGGCAAGCTGTGCCAAATTACTGGAATATCCAATTCCGATTCTTGATTTAGAAAATGTATTGTCCATACGTGCATATTCTGATTTGTTATTTTTATAAATGACACCACTTTCTTTTAAGTCATTGACAATAGTAGGGTAGTGTTTATAGCAATAAGCTGCACACTTAACCATTGTCGGCTGATTTGTGGCTAGAACGAAATCCGAATCATGATCGCTTCCGTTACTTCTTGCTTGAAAGTCAGTCTCAATATTATTTACAGCAATAATATTTTTTGAAAATTCAAAGTATTTTTCCATCTCGTTACTATATACATTATGAAAATAACAAATATTATTTGGGGAATTGTGAGGATTACGAAATGCACATAGATGTTCGTCATGTTGAAATCTTGTAGTGTAACACTGAATTACACTATTCTCACTTTTTAGAGTAGGATCTTTTGTAAAATCCTCACCAACAGAATAGAGTAGAAGAGCATAAGGGTTTCCACATGTTGTTAAATTGTCACCATTTACAACAATCTTGCCTTTTCTAAGCTTGTGTACATATGCAGAAATAATTTTTGACTTCTCATGTCTGAAAAATGTACTATTGCCAAATTCATGGTTGTGATCATATAAATCAGCCATCATCTCATAGTGGTTTACCTCATTAGCATTTTTTCTTAAGAATTTCTCAAACTCATTATTATCCTGCTTCAGTAACTCCACATATTCAATACTGGTGCTTGCAATATCCCTTACATCATCTTTGGTACATGGGAGAGTATTAACCATCTGATAACTGAGCTGTTGATATTCACCAAGTTTACTAGGATGATCGGTTTTTACAATACCGAACACGCTGCCATCTTCATTTACCTTATTGCACCAATACTCATATGCAGATTCTAATGAGCCGCCCATTAAATCCTTAAATTTTTTCCATTTGATGGCGTTGTCAGTAGTGATAATCTTAATGTCTTTCAAATAATGCCAATGACCAAACATGTCTTGGACCTGGTAAGTTTCGTAATCATTGCCGGTTTTCTTACACCAATCCTTAAAGAATAACTGTATATGAGATTTAAAACCACACATCTTAAATAAATGGTGTCTCATCAGAGCCATGCCGTTGATTTTAACAGTCCATTCCGGATTATAAGCATTTCTGCAATCTTTGAAATAATCAGCTTCGATCAAACCCATACCATCCCAAAGTGTATTCTTGACTTCAGTAACCTTCTTGTCTACTACACATTTCTTGCCAATTCGACCCTTAGAATCAATGTAATCTTCTGCACGAACAATATTAGCCATTGTCTTAAAAAATGAATCCTGGTCTCGTAGAATAAGAATATCCTCTACAGGAATATACTTAGTTCCTACAATAGTAGATGTAGTAAGTGGAGCGTAGGCAGACATCTCAACAATTTTTGCATTGTCATCTGTCATCAGTTTTCCAAGTCCGATAGTTAACCATTCATAAGCAGCTTTATAAAGATCAGAGTTTATAAAGATAACCTGTCCAAACTTTGCTTTAGCACTGGTTCGAAACAACATCTCATAGTGAATTGTCTCTTCACTTTTAATACTGCCATCTTTATTCTTAGTCTTATAAGTAACATCTACACCTTCGTTATAGAATTTATCTCTGATCTGCTCACGTTTTTTTTCATCATAGAGATCTTTGTTATTCTCAACTTTCTCTAATGTGTATTTAAGACGTTCCTTTAATTCGCCATCAGAATTTTTATATAACTGCTCAATTCGCTTATGTTCATCCTCATAAGATCTGGTTCCAAAGTCAAAGTCTAAGCAAATAATATCTCTAGTAGATTCACCTTTATATACATTAAGACCATTCTTTATAAGAAAAGCAGAGAATAAACTGTTATTAAGCATTGCTTCAGTGTAAGAGAAATAATCTCTTGTCCCTAAATTAACATCATATAATGTACCGGCACTGATATTTTTAATTTTAATTCCAAATTCACTAATGATAATCACCACCTTACATTATTGATGATCTTTCTTAGTAGAATTTTTAGTTGATTTAAATTTATATTTATTTCCCTTATTCTTATTATTACTCTTTGTCCATCCAATAGAAGAAGCTGCAGCATTAATATTACAACTAGGAAATGGAGGATAATCAGTCTCAAAGGCATATAAATTTAATATATTTGATGCATAGCGATGAAATTCTTCACGAGATGGTATAGCAGGAAATGTACCACCTGTATAATAATTTTTAGTAGTCTTAGATGATAATCTCTGTGTAAGTGCAACGTTGTCTGTGTTTACTTCTGTATTCATATTTAGTATGTACTCCTTTTAACATAATTAGTATTAATCCTTTCTGTGCGAGGTTGATAAGTTACATAACCTACTAAATGTGAAGGGTTGAAGGGTAGTAGGTCATATAAAATTCTTCTTAATAGAAAAATCTTTATTCACAAAAATTGCAAATGTGTTATTTCACACCTGACTATTAATTTCTTCTCTATTTAGTTATAAGTTATATTGGAATTTATTTATCTGAATAGATAATGAGTAATAAATAATGATAATAATAGTAAATAACAAAATCAATTAGAACGAAGCTAGATGTGAAGCGTAGCGAACATATAGCGTAGTGATGACAAATGAACGTAGCGTAAGCGAAGTGAGTGCGGCAGCCTCTGGTGGAACACCAGTAAAGTATAATCAAAATTTTATAATAAATATTTATAATCAATATTTCAAACTAACTATCCTGTCGTTCCGACAGTGCTTAACCGCATTCACTTCGCTAAAGCTTCGTTCATTTGGAATCACTTCACAATTTTTCGCTAACGCTTCAAAATTGTTCGTTCGAAATTGGTTTGATTGTATATTTTTATTGGAATTCTTCCGTTTATAATTGGAATATCACGAGAGATCCTATATAAAATAAGGCTTAAATGTAATTGTTACAAAAGTGTTAAACTTGTTTTCGCCTTATTTATATAGCGAAAAAGCGTGTTAAAAAATCGTCCATTTAAACTTCCCTATATAAGAGAATATATATAATAATATATATTGGAATTATAAATGGACGATTTTTGATTTTGCCCTTATTTTATATGGCGAAAAAGCCTTATTCCTAGTAACTTAGTAGACATTTGGTTTTACTATATAAAATATGGTTAAAATCAAATTTTCAACTTTTCTAAATTTGTATTAAAATGAAAATTCAGGATCATCCTCATTGCTCTTAATAAAATCTTCTGCTGAAAACTCTAAATCTTTGTGTCCAATTTTTATCAATTCATTTGTTAGAATAGATTGTGCCGTTAGATATGTATCAGGGATTTTCCATACATTTTTATCATTCTCCATTGAGAATGCAGGTAACTCACCCCAATAATCTTCTTCATTTCCAAATACTTCTTTATTATATTTTCAATGCATTTATCATAGTAGGACTGCGCATTTTCATTTATACAAGTTACTACGTTTTCATTTAATAACTGTTTTTGTAAATATATTTCTGTTTCTGGAAGTGCTTCTTTAATGTCTTCTGGAGTGTAAATAATCTTTAATTGTTTATAACAATGATCCCATCCAAATTGATCTAATAAAAGTTCATTAACTTTTTCATAATATTCTTTTTGTCTGCCAGATACAAAAACTTGAAACATTTTTTCGTATCCCATTTCAGTATGTAATACATAACGTTCTGTTTGAAGAATAAGTTTCTTTTCATCGTCAGTAGCAATTGAACTTATCTCATTTCCATGGTTATCATATTCTACAATTACAGTTTCAGGTTCATAAATAATAAGTTTTCTACTTTTTAGATTATTTAATGCAGAAAATAAAATTTGTTCAAGTCTTTTGTTGCAGCGTTGATAAAAATTTCTTACTTCAAACGATGTTACTGTTTGATCTAATTTTATAAGATCTTTTTCACTTGTTTTTCCATAATTATGATTTGTAATACCTAAAAGTTCCCACCAGTTTTTCTTTGTTAATGTACTTGTAAATCCATCTTGTTTTGATAAATACTGTAATAAAATAACTTCAATGCAATGTGCATATATAGAATTATTCCCAAATTTTCTTTTATCATCTTTTTCAAGCGGAGTATCATAAATGTCTGTTATAATAAATTTCTGTCCAGATTTCTCCCAATCAAAGTAACATTCAAATTCTTTTAGTTGTGCTTTTCTTGCATTACCACCTTGAATAAAGTCTTGTTTTAATAACTCACAAAGTTCTTTATAATTCTTTACAGTCATTCCAACTTTTAACTTTGATGTATTGATTTTTAATGGTACTTTTGGCTTTGTTATTTTAGTAGTTGACGACTTTGTAGTTTTCTTTTTAGTGGTATTTGATGATTTACTTTGTTTATTAGTTTCTTTTGGCATTATATTTTTTCTCCTTAAAAATTTTATTGATTATTTTCAGTTGTATATTTATTTGGTTTCAAATATTTCTTCTAAATTATTTTTCTTTGCATTCTGAAAAAATATTATTATATTCTTCTTCAGTTAGTGGTCTTTCTAAATCATATTCGTATTTAGGTTCAGACAATTTCTGTGGACCATTTGGATTATCTGGATCAACTGGTTCACAATAGAAATATTCTTCCTTACGTTTATATGCCTGTTCTGCTAACTCTGTCATATTAGGTTTTAGTAAGGTTGTGGTCCACCGTAAGGACATGTTGAGATGTGCTTATTAGAAACCTGTTTCTTAAATAGTGATTGTAAATCTGATAAAGACTTTATTTGTTCCATGATCCTGTTAACCTCATAATATATTCTTTGTATAATGTTGGCGATGCTTCCTTTAGTAATTCTTCTAATTCTTTAATAGGTTTGTTCCAAATACATACAGTGAATGGTGCTTGACAACCATCGTAGTATTCTGCATAAAATTTTACTTTTGAATCTGGGATTACTTCGATTCTATCATAGTTTGCCCTTGCTACTCCAAATGCTGATTCACCATAACCAGATTTTGAAATTGCCTCTTCAAATTTATCAAGTTCATCATCTAATGATGAATCCCCTTTGTACCAAAACTCGGATAATAGTTTAACTAAAACTTCAAAATTATATTTTTCATTCATTTTTTACATTCCTTTCTTGAGATGTGATTAGTGGATTCAATATAGACTTCTAAATGGAATTTTATTTTATTCTTATTAATTAAATTCGATGCAAAATGAGAAGTATATTAGTTTAATGTAATTTTGAGTTAGATTCGAGTTAGATTCGAGTTAGATTTGAGTTAGATTTGAGTTAGACTTGAGTTAGACTTGAAAAAATATAGCTATATATTAGACCTGGATGGTGATCTGGGTAGTGAGTGTAGCTGAGATTAAAATATACCCCCATTACGGTACTTTAGATGAGTTTTTGATGGTAAATTTTGACGAAATAGTGGTTAGTGGTAAATTGGTAGGGTAGAGGTGTTTGGACGATTTTTTGGGTGGAATTTTGATATAAAGTAGGTGTAGATTATAGATGCGTTTGAAATACTTGGATCAGAGCGAGTGTAATAGATGAGATAAAAATAAAGCAGCACGTCCGGATTGGATGGCTGCTTTTAAATTTTTTTAGTTAAATTATGTGAATTAAGTTGTGTTTTTTTGATACCGAGAAATAACAGTATTTATATAGGAAAGAATATGATTGGTGTGATGAGTAAAATGGGTTTTGAGTAGGGATTTATTTGGATTTTATCGAATGAGTGTTTTGGTAATAGTGAAAAATTGCTAGTTATGCCAGGAAAACATTGAGATTTTGGTGTGGTGAGTGATGTATTGGGTATTGTGGGAAATTTGTGTAGCTGAACGGTATCGATTGATTGGGCGAATTTATTTGAGATTTTGGTGTGGTGAGTGATGTATTGGGTATTGTGGGAAATTTGTGTAGCTGAACGGTATCGATTGATTGGGCGAATTTATTTGAGTTGGGATAGATGGGTGCGTGATTTTGGGGTAATTTTTGATGCTATTTTTGTGGAGTGGGAGTGATGAGTGGTAGGGATTTGTTGGGATTTTACGATACGGTTGTCGATACGATGGGAGAGTGGTGGAGAGTGTGAGTTGGTAGGGATTTGTTGGGATAGATGCATTTTCCAGTCAGTGTGAAGATTGACCTGCTTATGCTGCTGAGCCGATCCAGGATCTTTGCCAGGATTAAAAGTACCCCCATCCCTTATTTTTCATGGCTTCTAATAGATATTAGAGGACATGAAAATATACTTTTGCGATAGAAAATACAGAAATCACTATATACTGCAATCTGGCGTTGTCTGGCAAGGGCTTTAAACTGGTATATAGTAGGAATTTTTCAAAAAAATAGGGTAAAAAGTCGTAGAAATCCAGTATTTACAAGGGTTTAATGGTTATTCATAAATGATAATTTTTTCGGTAGATAGCGTGAAAACTGTTGCATTTGCAACAGTATCGTATTTATAGATTTTATCTATAATAAACGATTTATCTATAGCTTTCACCTATAGCACACTTTGCCATAACTATAACCTATACCAAACAATCCAGTTATAACTTTCACTTATGCCAGACTCACACACTTTTATACACTTTGCACAACGTCTTTCCCGATTCCCAATTTTTCACCCTCAAAAAGATACTTTTCACTCCACATCACACCCACATAACAGCCCACAACCCAACTAAAATCAACCACTTTGTGCAATATGCCTATACCGCAGCTCAACTCACTGCTTACAAAATGTATTTCTAACACGGACGTTTTCAAACAATTACATAATTACGCACACAATAACCACAATACGCTAAATTGTATTTACATTTCTCCTAAATCCCTAGCTATTTTCTCATTTATAGCTTGTATTATAAAATCATTTACACTTTTATAACCATACTTGCTACAATGTACTTTCAATTCTTCCTTTTTGCCCTTGTTTACCGACAATGCTATTCTATCATAGTTATTTTTAGCATAATCATTTTTGTATTGTGTCCTTGTTTGTCTATTCTCTTTATTATCTGACATTTATATATCAACCTACTTTCATTTTTTTGCATTATATAGAAGTAATTTCACTAGAATTATACCATACGACAGCCTACAATGCTAGTAAAATCAATACTTTCCACTGTTTCTACTTCTGTATTTTTGAAATATTCCTTCTAATAAATGGCGAAATAAAAAAGTATGAAATTGTGCGACTTGTGCAAGATATATAAAAAGTCTTGTGTAAGATTGTGCAATATTCAGACTTGTATCTTGTGTAAGACAATGATATACTTGCGTCAAGCAATTGAGATACAGCAACAACGACTTCTCAATTGTGGATGTACAAGCATATGTATCTGGATAAAACCTACCAGAAAAAAGTTTTAAAAAGTTTAAAAAAAGGTGTTGACACATACAAACGTATGTGATATAGTAACACCAACAACAGACAAATGTCTGTTGAGTGTCCCAAAAAAGTTGCCGGACTAATCCGGCGGTAACAATCAACCAAAGCCGATGATTTAGGCATTCGGCATTCCGTACTTTGAAAAGTGAATGATGATTGATTGAATAGCAATTCTTACGAATTGCAAGTTGTCTTACGATAGCGTGAAGTCTTTCTGTTTTCCTCATAAAAGGTTCTGGCTTGTGGATTCCTCGCCAGTATTAGCGCCACCAGTAAAAGTGCGTGAAGGGTTGTAGCAGACCTACCGCCAAAAGACCAGCGGTTACAATAAGCTACAGGTGTTGGATTACACCTAAGTCATGCGGTAAGAGGCTGATTCTGTCCATCGCTACCAGTAATTCGTTCTGGATTCGCTCGAAACTGGAAAAGCGGTTTATAAATACATAATACATAATTGTTTCACCAACTTATTTTCAGAGAGGAGGTGAAACTATGGTAACTATTGATGTAGTTCGGTGCAAAGAACACTACGAATTGTTCTTCCAGGGACGATTTCTGTGTTCTTGCGACACGAACGAACTAAAAAGTTGCTACGAGGACGCTGTAAAAAGTGTTCTCTGTGGTAGCTTTAAGTAGCTTTTAGTTTACACCATTAGTCACTAAATGTCAAGCCTGTACAGGGTGTAATGTACAGGCTTTTCTAATGATCCAGGCTATAGGTCTATGGTTCAATCACAGGATTATTGTTTCACAATTGAATAACACGCACTAGGATTATATCCAGTGAATGATGGGTTATGCCTTCCCAGTAAAAAGCGACTGGTAAAAATACCAGAGGAGAATACTATGTCTAAATCTACAAACAAAAAAATCAACTTCGATTCTATGAACAGTGGTGTAATTGATGACCTCAGAACCTTTAAACAGGTTCGGTTAGAACTGGCACAAAAAGCCAACGACTTTGCACTTGCTAGAAAACCTCTCCAGGATAAACTGGACGTGGCTATTTCAACAGGTGATGTGGAACTTTCTAAGTCTCTGTCCTCTGAAATTGAGGATCTTACTAAAGCTTATAAAGCTGAGGTGACACCAATTAACGAGGAGCTGAACCGTGTTCTTGGATTAGTTCCACAGGGTATGTATGACTGTTACCTCAAAAAGATTAACGAGGGTAAACGTGGGGAATATCTCCAGGCTTGCCAGGAGTTTGTTCGCCGGTTCGGTGCAAAAGGTACAGACACAGCTATCAATAAAATGGCTGAGAGATTGTGTGACCTTGTAGGTATTAAAGCTTCCAGCAATAAGATGATTTTGGAGAAAAACCAGTTTACCAGTCTGTACTCAAAACGTCAGTTTAACAAGATGTGGATGAGTGCATTCTGTGACTATGCATTAGCTGAGATTGATAAATCAATCAAGACTGATACTGAGAAAAAACAGGAGGTGGCTTAATATGGTAACTATAGTTAAGATTTCTGACAGCGTAAGTGGTGTAGTAACTCGTAGAAAAGCTACGGAGTACCTTCTTGGTACTCCTTTAACAACTTATCAATGGATGCATGTTCAGCAGGACTGGAAAGCGTTTGCTGATGATCCGTTGAAATATGCAGACACGGCAGTTGTAGACATGGTAAAAGATTACGTGTCTAATATTCTGTAATTAAACAGGCGCACTGGCATCAACGTTATGAGGAGGTGAAAAAGGTTCTTGCATACACTCTTTGCATAATTTATAATTAAGTGCAGGAGGTAGTTTGGCTATGAATATGCAGGAAAAAATTGAAGGGGCTTTAGCCCATGCAAATATGTCCAAGACTGAAATGGGTAAAAAAGCCTTTGATGTGACACAGCAGACAATCTGTACAAGAATATCACGCGGTAAATTTACCAAAGAGGAACTTGAGCAGATTGCTCACGCCATGGGAGCAGAATACGTTTGTTATTTTGAGTTCCCAGATGGCAAAAAATTTTAATTATTACAGTCAGCAACAAAAAAAGGATCTACGTTATTAGTAGGTCCTTTTTTTGTTGTCCAAAAATTCACGCCCACATAGTACAACCAGGCAGTACAATCCAACACACACACACCACGCAGTTCACGCATACCCCTCAAACTGCGCAAAAATCTGCAGCTTAACCCCTGAGCTTATAGATGCCTCTCCCTTAGTGTGGATAGATAGCGGTTCGATTCCGCTTGTGGGCTTTAATTTCCATAAGGGAAATCTTGTTTTTTTATTGACAAAAATATACTTTTAAGTTATAATCGGCTCAAAAGAAAGGAGAAAAAGAATTTGTTTGAGGTTATTTTTTACAAGGATAAAAAAGGCAAAGAGCCGGTAAGAGACTATTTTATCTCATTGTTTGAGAATGATAGTAAAGACAACAGAATAAAACGTGAGAAAATCGAAGACTGCATGAACGTTCTAAAGAAAAACGGTGCAAGAGCAGGGCTTCCATATGTAAAACATCTTGAAGGGAAAATATGGGAATTAAGACCATTAAGTGATAGGATCTTATTTTTTACATATGTTAATAATACAATAGTATTGTTATCCCACTTCCAAAAGAAAACACAAAAAACTCCCAAAAGGGAAATTAAAAAGGCTGAAAAGCTAATGAATGATTATATAGAAAGGAGTAAGGATAATGAGTAAAATGAAGATAAGTCCCAGGGGTTCATCCTGGGACGACTTTGAAAGACAAATGTATACACCAGAAGAGATTGAAGCAAGTAAAGTTCGGTCTGAAATCATTACAGAAATGATTAAAGCAAGAGAAGAGGGTGGGGTTACTCAAAAGCAACTTGAAATTATGAGTGGTATTAAACAGCCTGTTATTTCTCGAATGGAGAAGGGAACTACAGATCCTCAATTATCTACAGTATTAAAAGTGCTTAACTCTTTGGGAAAAACTTTAGAAGTTGTATCAATGAAACCTGTAAAATAATAATAAATTAAATAACCTCAATTAATAAACGGAGATAGATTATGCCATTTGTAGAAGCAGACGTAAAAAGAGAAATTGAAGAAGAAAGGGGAAATGATCCTAAATTTAGAAAGGCGTGGGGCAGAAGGCAAACTAAAGAAAATATGAGTCCAAAAGGTTCTTCTTTTGACGATTTCTTAAAGGAAATATATCAAGATCCTAAGTTTAGAGATTTATGGTATGATTTAGCAGCAGATAAAGATATTGCAAGTGCAATTATTAATGAGCGAAATGAAAAAGATTTATCTTTAAAACAGTTTGCTAAGAAAGTAGGAATATCTAAAAAGAAACTGGTTAAAATTTGTGAAATGGGTAATAATCCGTCACTTAATCAACTAAAGAAAATTGCCAAGGGAATGGATAAAGTTCTTAAAGTTGAGTTTGTCTCAAAGGACGAATTTGACAAAAAAGTAATGGAAAGGTAATAAAAGTAACATAAGAGAGTCTATCATTAGATAGGCTCTTTTTTAATGCACAAAAATAATTCTCATTTTTTTAGAAGGGAGATTGTGTTTATTATGTCAGCCCCAAAAACAACCACAAAATAAATTCATTCCAAGAAGGGAGAACACAAAATGAAAAAATTTCTTGTAGCTGCAACATTCGCAGCATTAACAATTACCACATCAACCACAGTTTCCGCAAAGGCAAATATCCGGTATGGTACCGGAATTGTGACCGGTGCAAAATCTATTACAACACAGGACGGTAATGTCTGGCATACCAAGCGAAAACTCCATCTTCATAAGGGAGCTAACGTCCAGGTTAAATTTGACACTAAGGGAACTAGGCGGAAAAAGGATGATACAATCCTTAAAGTAAAGAAGCAAGCGAAACCGGAGGTCAGCATTCCAATCTCTGATATTGCTCTGGTGTACACAGATTCCTTGGGCTACACCACACTACAGCTGAAGGACTATGGCTGTATTGGAGATGATCCAAATAACATTAGTTATGAAACTATCAAACAGATGGTCAACTCTTACTACGTGTCTGTAAAGGAAACTACAGATTCCGTGACGGTAACAGAGCCAAACGGAAATAGTTGGAGTATTAGAAAGTGAGGTGCTTGTAATGTCAGAGTCAGTTAAAAACTATAAAAAAGAGGCAATTAGTATTGCAAGGGATTTTCATTACTCAACTAGTATCCTTGCACGTCTTAACAACGCAACAACAGAGGGTGAGATTTGCCGACTGATGATAGAAGGCAGACACACAAAAAGATACTACTAAAAACGCATTATAATAAGGAAGCTTTTCATTCCATCTACGGTTCGTAGGTGGATTTTTTAATATAAAAAGTTTCCGATTTTGGAAGAGAAACACAAGGAGGTGCAAGGCAAAATGATTAGAACATGTGCATTAGTTGAGCGAAAATATGATAAAACTAAAGCTGTCGTAATTTATGATCGATGCGAGGATGGTTTTCCACTAGCCATAATGATGTTTGAATTTGCAGATGAAACTTATCCATACAAGTATCCTTCACCATTTGGAGATATTAAAAATATCTCTTGTGATACGGCAAGAAATGACATGGAAATGAAAGAGAAAGGGTGGGTGAAGGTGACAAATGAAACGCAAATATTATAACTGCGAACTTAAAGAGCTGGATGCTCAAAAACTCAAGGCAAAACTGAAAGAAGAGGGAATTAAATTTGAGTCATCTGGTGTTGGCTATCATTACACACATTTCGAAATTCTGTGTAATGATACAGAAGCAGAAACTATTGATAAGTTTTTAATGGAACTGTAATGGAGGTGCAAGGTAAATGGTAGAGGTATTAGCAACAATCAATACTACTGAAAAATCAGTAGGAAGAGTATGCAACTATTTGACAAACAGAAGAGTGAAACACAGAGTAGTTTCATCTGGTGACAATATGCAGATCAAACTACTCACCACTCGAAGCGAAATATCAGCAATAAATAGATTCTTAGAAAAAGAGGTGAATTAAAATGGGAGCAGCAGAAGCTTTAAACTACGATTACGATGTTATTGACACACCAACCGAAACACCGACAACAGATAAAATTGTTCGGTGCTTCACAGATAGCGAGCTTAATGATGAGCTTGCTAATCTGTTAAAAGATAGTCTTGCTGGTGTACGCAAGGCAAACCTGGAAGATCACGGCTTGGAAATCCGTAAAAGAAACCGCGAATTAATCATCAGAGAGAAGAAGAAGCAAAAACTTCTTTCTATGGTTGAATTATCCATGATGATCTTTGTATTATTACTGATTCCGGTTTTAGGAACCGTAATTGTAAGAGAAGCTGTGTATTTATGGTTGTACATTATCACAGGACCAGTCGCAGCTTACTTGATAAACCAGTTAAGAAAAATGTAGGAGGAGGTATAAAAATGTATAAACGTAAAACAGTTGATTGTTACGCCATTGAGGGGTTCTATGAAGGGTGTGGATGGGATATTGAGTGTTATTGCGATGACTGGAAAGACGCAAAGATACAGTTAAAAACATATAGAGAAAACGTCAGTTACCCAGTACGAATTAAAAAATGGCGTGAGAAAATCAAGGAGGCATAAGGCAAATGGTATATACAGTAATTACAAAACACCAGGTCTCAAATTGCTGTGATAATCCTGAAAAGATTGTTGCAGAGCAGGAAGAGAAACGCAAAGTATTTGGTCTAGTGGATGACGACCAGTATTTATGTCACTTTTTTGAATCTAAGTTTTCAAATGGAAGAACTGCTTATTATACTATTGATGATGCAATTCAGTGCCTAGCCATTAAAGAGGGATATGATATGGTTCAGTTCAGTAATGGAAATCTTGGATTCGTTGCTTATTATGGTAGTGAAGTTAATGGATTTGAAATTTTAGACAGGGAGGTATAAGGCAAATGACAGATTTAGTAGAAATCGCAAAAATTTGGAATGGTATCATTGAAATCTATAAGGAAACTATTCCACAAAACAATCCAAAGGTAACTGTAGTAGCTGTTTACAAAAAATTTGGTAAGGCAAAGACAAATGAAGCGTTTGCCACAATCGCAGCAATTAAAAAACACGATGGCAGAATCAGTCCAAGAAACAGAAAGAAACTGTCATCTATTCCGGTTAATCCAGATTGTACAGTATGGGATAGGATGGTTAATCCGATGATTGGATGTAATTTAGACTATATCCATACTGCACATATAGATAATATGATTACAGAATTGGAGGTATAACAATGGGAAAGAAAACAACTAAATCATGGGATAAGAAACAGGAACGCAAACTCCGGTCTTATCTAAAGGCAAACGGATATTTGTACGTTTGCTCAAAAGGAAGTCACGACAAGTTCCGGTCGCAGATAACCGGTAAGAATGTAGAAGTAAATAATCACATTAATAAAATGGTTTGGAAACGAACCATTGAAGAAGTCGCAGACGATCTCAAATCAAAAGGCTACAATTACGTTCCATATGAGCGTGTTCGGTAGTCTTTTTTTATTGGAAAATTTTAAAAAACTGAATATTGGATGCCATAAGGCAAATTTAAAATATATTGATAGATAAGGGAGAATAATATTATGACAACAGTAAATATGAAAGATTTTATTGAAAATGGAAGCAAAGTAACACAGGGAGTTATGGAAGAAATTAATAAATCCGTAAAACCTATTATTGAAAGAGAAAGAACAAAAGAAGATAGGTCAGCTGATATTGGAGAGCTTAAAGGTGTACTTTCCGCAGCAAAAGCAGCCGGACTTAGTAAGGTAATTATTAGCGTTCCGGTTCGGTTACTTGCTATTGATACATCATATCAGACACCAAACAGAACGGAAAGAGATTTAAGACAGCTTGTAAATAACTGGGTAGACTATAAATGCCAGCCATTAATGGGTGTTCCACACTATGAAGATGGATGGATGGTAATTATGGATGGATATGGAAGAACTATTGCAAGCCAGATGGTCGATGCACAGAAGTACATAGAACTTCCGGTTTTAGTATCTCTTGATGCACCAATGGAACCTAAAACAAGAAGGGAATTTGAAGCAGAGATGTACGTATATCAGAATAGGGATGTTTCAAAGATGACACCTATTCAGAGGCATGGAGGTCTTGAAGTTCTAAATGATCCAACTGTCAAGCTTTTGGATTCTTTAAAAGATACATATGGATTTAGCTACGTAAAAGAAAAAGGTATGCGTGAAAGTGGTGTTCTTGGATCATATTCTCAAGTATTTGAGTTTTGTAGAATTTATGGAAAAAATTGTATGACTTGGATTTTTGATATTTGTCAGAAAGCTGGATTTGACCGTAAGGGAAATGGATATGCTTCTTATATTCTTAGAGCATTAAAAGATATTTGGAAATTATACGAAGCGGATAGAGATAAAACAAAAGATTATTTAGGACATAAATTTAGACCTGAGCTTCCTAATATTATTAAATCTCATGCGGTATCTAAATATCCAATGTTAAGTGTTCCTATGGCTGTAAGTCTCTATGTAGAAGATTTGGTAGTTAATGATCTTAATTTACAGCAGTCAAGAACAGTAGAAGGAAGTCATGTTGTTCCTGTTCGTAAATTTGCATAAGGGAAATTAAATATTCTCTTGACAATACATAATATATAATGTAGTTTTGATATTAAAAGAAGTGAAACAAATTAAAAAAGGAGGTAGTAGGAATGGCAATAGATATGGCAGAACTTACAGGGTTATTGCCTAATTCTGTAATGAAAAATATTATTGATTTTGCAGATATTGAATTAAAAGATGGTCGTATATCAACAAGAATAACAGTAGGACATATTCTCACTGATGAAGAGAAGTCAAAAATGAAGAGTGAAAGAATTATTGGAATTGATTGTACCACATATCACAAATATGCGCCAGAGATTAAATATTCATATTTTTATGTAGTATAAAATTCCAGGGTATAAAGAGTCATCATAACAGATGGCTCTTTTTTAATACAAGAATTTCAAATATTTAGAAGTAATGAGGGTAGCAAGTGAAATTAAAACTTGCTGCCCTCAAATCATTTAAAAATAAAATCAAAGGAGAAAAATATTATGGCATCAACAATAGGAGCAATACCAAAAGTTTATAAAAATGTTCGGTCTTACTTCGAAAGGGAACTTAAAAATTACGAGGTAATCTTAGTTAGACAAAAAATAACTGAAGATTACTTATATAGAGTAATAGCACAAAACAAGATTACCGGTAAATATGCAGTGTGGACATGCTGGAATGAAAGCACGCAGTCGTTGAACTTTGGTCATTACGATCTTACAAAAGAAACTGCGATTGATATTTTATTTTGTAAAGGAGAGTGGGATTTTTGATCAACAATATGAGAATGCAAGAGATTGCAGAGGTACTTGCAAGTAGAATTGCAGAGCATGATCAAGATTTTGCGAGAGAAGTTCTTATTGATGAGCTTGATATGGAAGATGAAGAATTAGATTATTTCGGAATTTCTAAGGTAGATTTAGGAATCGAAGAAGATGATGAGGATCTGTAAAGAGCAGATAAAATGAAACTTTTAAGGGAGGAAAGTAAAATGAAGAAATATGAACTTACAACAGAAACTAAAATTAATGCTTTTGGTAAAAAACTTTTTAGAATTAAGGCACTTGTTTCTTTTGGACCTGTATCTGCTGGAGAAAAAGGTGGATGGGTGGAAAAAGAAGAAAATCTAAGTCAGTCTGGTAACGCATGGGTATTTGGCAACGCAGAGGTATATGATAATGCATGTGTACGTGATAATGCATGTGTACGTGATAATGCATGTGTACGTGATAATGCATGTGTACGTGGCAACGCATGTGTACGTGGGCAACGCATGTGTACG